GAAGGAACGAATGCCTTTGATGGTACCGCTGATGGTCAGCTCCTGTCCTACGACAAGAGTGCCATTGTTAAATGCCGTAAGCAATCCGTTGCTGTTGGTGAACTTGATACGGAGGTCTGCTGTTTCAGAGATGGTGTGCACCAGGGATACAGCAAGGAACTTGCGATCCTGGTACTCAGCCACCTCCATGTGAGCAATACGTCCGTGCAGTACGGTTTGCTGGAAGTCAGGGAGCTTCTTGTAGTCAGACATTTGACTTGAGTTGAGTTGAATGAAGCAGGAACATGAGTCCTGCAGTAACCCATCTTTGCAGATGGGAAAGTGCAAGAGTCAATATTTCCTATGTCTTTTGCCATGGCAATCATGGCAAAGAGGTTCAACAGACCACCATAATTTATAGTCTTCATGGTGGTAATGCTGAGCACGTTCATTACAATCAGTACATAAAAAGAAGGATGCATGAGGCATCTTCTTGCGTGCAACACGATTCTTGATCATTTTGCGTGCCTTGTCTTCAAGTGTTCCTCGCAAACGTTGCTCTCTTGCTTGTAACACTTGCTTGCCTTTGTCAGATGCAGCCCATTTTCGCTGATGCTCTTGAGCTTTCTCTCTGTTCTTGTCACGCCACTCTCTTTGATAACCTGGTCGATTTGTTGGCATGATGTATGTGAACTAGTAGTTGCAGAAGATTTCTGCAGTAAAGGGCCGTAGCCCCTTAGAGCAGGAATCAATCACATCATTTGGTAGATACGTTCCTGTTCAAGGATGATACCTTCGTGATAGTAGTTCTCCATCTCGAGAAGCATCTCTTTAATCCCTGTGGGAAGACCAGAGCCGAGGGTACGGACATCTCTGTCGTACCACTCGCCCTGGATATTGAGCTTCTCGAAGTGAAGTTGTGTACTCTCCCCGCCATACCATGCGACACGTAGGTTGTGTTCGCAGGAAGGCTGGTAGATCATTACAGGATTCATGGTCATTTAGCCGCGATGAGTGTTGCCAGTGCGTTGCGGTAACCATTGACCTCAGTGGCCAATGCTTCACGACGCACTTTGAGCTGAGCTTTGATGTGCTCAGGAGTTTGGTCTTGAGCTACCTTGACCGCTGCCACGGCAAGGAGCTGGGACAAACGTTGACGAATCATGTTGCGTTGAGTGGATGCCACGTGAGTGTGGCAATAACTGGACCAGGATTTGCACCTGGTCACCCGCTTTGACGGATCAGCTGTCAGCAAATTTAGACTCCTGGATTCTTAGGAACAGATCATTGATCTGAGTGGAATCCATCATGACTTCCTTCATTTCACAATCCATAAAGCTGGAGTTGGTTTGACCTACAAACAGTTCGATGCAGTGCATGAGGAAGTCTGCTTCGTTGAAGTTAAGTTGCATTGTTGTGTTGCGGTGCGGTACCCATCTCCGCTGTGGGTAATACTGAGCGGGGGATTCGATCCCCCGGCATCACGCCTGGTACTCAGAACGGAATCTCATCGGACTGTGAATCCCACCATGCATTAGCTGCATGCTGGTCATCAGTGATCCAACCTTCTTCCTGTGCTTCTGCTTCAAGTACCCACTGAGGAGTATGAGTTGCTACCCAGATGTCATGAAGCTGTTGCTGTTGACGGACGTTGACCGGCATTGTTGAGTTGCTGTGGAATGTCTGCGTGGTTCGGATGCGCAGCCCCCGATCATCCAGTTAGATACACACTGTCTTATATGCAGACGAAGAACGCGTGGATTTCCTACCTAATTACCGTATTTAATAGTATAATAAGCGACATTTCGTGGGTGTTTCGTGTGATTACAGCCCACATTCGTCGTCTTCTATATTCACACTATTAAAAACTCATTAGGTTACTCTCGCTTCTACTCCGTATCAGCCCCCACGCTTTCTTTTTTCTCTCCAGCAACTCTGCCGGTTGGGGTGTGGGAGAAGCGTCAGGCAATTTTATACCCTATTTGGATGCTATAGGGCCATTCTTTTAAACAAAAAAGCCAATAAAATGCTAAAACCCTAATTTTGTACCGATTTTCCCTAGTTAGCCCAAAAATTCAGACAAAAAAGCCGAGGTATTACCCTCGGCGCTTACGTTTTATGGGTTTTGTTATGTACTACGCTGCTCTCTTTTGAATAAATTGGGCGGCAAGGTTGGTTGCCTGTGCGTATTTCTGTGTATCAGGTATAGCACGGGCTAATTCCTGGCGCTTTTCCGTCCGATAGTTTTGTACTTCGAAAGGATTCGAACCGTTCGCCAGCATTTTACGCGCGCTTTCCTCAATTGCACCTTCTACTGCGTCGCGGTTTCCTCGGAGTTCGGCGTCCATTTACCTTGATAAACGCATTGACGTTTTATATCTCTTTAGTTTACAAGACATTTACTCTTTTTAAACGACAAAAGGTAGAATACAAGGAATAAAAGGAATATTTTTCAGTAATTAAAGGATATGGCGCTGTCTCCTGCTGATTTTTACGCCTATAGCCGTGCAACAGGGGCTCCGGTGCCCGAAAGTCCGGAAGAACGGGCGGAAATGGCGCCTGAAGTGCTTGAATTTCGCCGTAATCAACTTAAACCACAGCAAGAAAGCTCAAATCCTCTCGCAGCCCTGGGTGCAGCAGCACTTGGCTTAGGTTCATTGGCCGGTGCAGGGTTTGGCGCCAGGGCATTGATGCGTCGTGGCCAACAAATCCCTAAAGGTCCAGCCAAATCTGCAACCGCTGGTGTACGCCAAGCCAATCTTGCGGAAATGGAGCAGGCTGTTCGCCGTGTAGCTGCAGAACCTGCGCCTTCTACACCACCACCTGCACCATCGAAGGTTGCTGGTCGCAGTGTAATGCCGACAGAGGAAGAAGCATTTGAACAATACAGGCGTCAACTGGTTTCCGAACTGCCTGAACCCACTGCAGAGGAGTTAAATTTCCCTGCCGCCGCCTCTCGCGTGTATGGGGTTGGCTATCGGGAACGTCAACCAGAGCCTGGTTATCGCTCAGCAGCACTTGCAGCCTATGAAAAGAAATATCCCCCGTCTCCTGAACTGCAAGCTGCACGCCGCGCTGCTGCACAACAAGATCTTTTAAGTGCAGCTGAACGCCTTGGCACAACATCAACATCATTAACTGATCTACAAAAGATCCAGGCACCTGTTGCAGTGGATCAATTTATTAACGCAGTTGAGTCTGGAGAAGATCAACTGACCGGTCGTGTTATCAAACAACTTAATATTGCTGATCCTTGGGGCGAAGCAACAGTTCCTCCCGACGCCATTAATCAACAATCAACCATTCCTTTACTTCCGGCGGCTGCTGTCAGCCCACGTGAACAAGCGCAATCTTTTCTTCAGACTAAGTTTGAGGAGTTGGGCGCCACTATCCCAGGGCGTTATCGCCGGGAACGCGTCATGGGCATGGACCCATCCATTGCGGAAGCTGTTGAGCTGTATGCATCCACAGGCGATCCATCCGTATTAAGTCGTCTGTCTGCAACACCGTCTTCTCCATTGGTTGTTCAACCACGTGTTCAAACAGAACTCCTGGAAGAAACTATTCCAACGGGTAAGTTTTACCAGCCTACGGGTCAAAGTGAGTTTATTGATGATCTGATTGAAAAAGACATTAATTTAACCAATCGCATTTCTTTACTTGGTAAACAAAAACAAGCAATTGTTGACCGCTTGGAAGAAATTGATGAATTAGAGCCACAGTTCCGTTTTGCTGCCGCAGATGAACCTGGTCAAGGTGGATATTACACAAGGCTTCTCAATAAAATGCTAAATGAAAAACAATCTCTTGACCCAGAGTCCGTTAATGTAGATCTTGGTGACGCGCTAGCAGAACGTGATTATGTACGAGGTCGCCTGGAATCATTAGAAGCCCTTGGCACACAATACAAACCATTAAAACGAGAAGAGGGTGTGCGCCCATTCTTTGAGGTTGACCCTGTCAGCGGAGAGCCAATTGCTGAAACACTTGAAATTCGCGGTGGTCGTCCTTCTATTGAAACAAAAGCTAGAGGTGGCGGTGGCAGAAATGTTGCTGAGTTTGTCGCTGGTGGCGGTAACCCCACCGCTGAAGCAGTTCGCGAAATTCTTCAAGGTGGGCGCAGAACACGCGTTCGTGATTTTGATATTGAAACAGGTGGACTTCCTCAAGTCTTTGAAGAAGATCGTTCTCAAACAGGACGTTCTATTGGTATCTACGGAATTGAACCACGTGATAAACCTATTGCTGATCCAGAGTTAAAGCCAACTGCTTTACAACGGGAAGAGACCAAGATGGCATTACGTCATGGTAGCTGGCCAGAATTTAAAACATCAATTACATCTACACCAGAGCAAAAACGCCGTTCCCTGGAAGTAAGCGAAGCATTACGTCGAGCTACAATTGAGGGACGCGATCCCCAATCAGTTCTTAAACAGTTTGGCATTGGTATTTGATCATGGCTGAAAAGAAGAAAGATAAAAAATGGATTCAAGGGATGGAGATGAAGGAGGGTGCCTTCACAGCTAAAGCCAAATCCCGTGGCATCACGCCAGCCCAGCTTCAAGAAAACGTTTTATCAAATCCAGATAAATACGATGAAAAAACTGTGAAGCAAGCTAATCTTCGTAAAACTCTTGTAGGTTTACATAAGAAGAAAAAAGCTGAATGAAACTAGATCGCCCTAAGACTACACCTAATATTTACATTAACTTTGCGGACAATGCGCAAAGCAAAAGTAAATTAGTCGATCAGTACGCAGTCAAGCCACAATCCGCTGAGACACCCTGGATACCATCTCGTATGGGTCAGGCGGAATTGCTGCGTGCTGTAGCAAACAAACGTTTAACACGTAATAAACTCAACTTTGTTTCCGAAGACCCCAACGCTGAACCTTACGTTCAGTTTCCTGGTCTTGGCCGATTCAGTCCAGATTTTGAATACGATCCTTTTCTTGGTCGCCCTAAAACACCTAACTTCCCAGAACAGCAGCCAGACTTTAATCCATTTTGGAACGAACTTTATAACTTAAGTCCGATCATTGATCCTAAAGATAAAACTAAAAATCCATTCCCTCGTCAGGACAATATGGATCCTTTTGGTTATTTACGTGCCATGGTTCAACAAGGGGGAACACCTGTAATCCCTGAGTTACCTGCAGCTGTTGATGAAACGGTGCAGAGCGGAACGCAAATTTCTTGAGTTAATCAAATTAAAATAAAGAAAAGAGTATTGATATGAATCCGTTAGCTCGCGCACTTAACTACGCCAAGCGCAATAAAGATCTGGTAGGTAACGTTGCAGCGGGTAGTGCGTTATCGGCAGGATTCGGAACAATGGCAGGTGGTCCGGCAATGGGCCTTGCTTATGGTTTAGGCGATATTGCAACTGCTTTACCTTTAACGGCAGCAGCACGTAAAATACGTCCTCCGAAATCTCGACGCGTTGAAGTTGCTCCTGGCAAGTTCGAAGAAGAGTTCGTCCCTTCTCGTTTAGAAACTGCTGCCAATCTTGGTGGTTCTTTGGTTTCTCCTTTTGTAACAGAAGCTGTTGCAGGCGGTTTGATTGCTCCACCCATGGTAGAGCCTACGCAGATCTCGCAAGAACAGCAGATCATGCAACAGATGATGCAACGTCAAGGCATTAATAATTTAGAAGTCCCACAAGCCGTGGCTCCTGGCACTCAATTCCAGGCACAAGGTATTGAACAGACCTTCCTTGATGATTACCGTCAACAGGTCACCAAAATGCTTCCAAACTTACCCCCTGGCTACATTGATCAATTAGTGATGGGTGGAGGAATGGTTTGATGAATCCCCTTAATTTTTTAAAAGAATACAAACGTGGTTTTAAAAAAGCTGACATTGCTCAAATCCGAATGGTCCGCGAGGGTCTTGGATACGGTGAAAGTGTTTTAGATCCGCGTTTTAAAGAAGCTATCAAAGCAAAAGGTATTTCAGCGCGTGAAACCCCTGGTCAGTTTCTTGGCGCTTATACCTCACGTATGTTGATTGACGTTGGCAACGATGGCACGCGAACCTACTGGTGGCGTTGGAATCATCCTCTTGCTATCGCTCAACGTGCCGCTGAAGTAGGCGTCAAAGAAATCGATACACCTACCGGCCGTGCTGCAGCCGGCCTTGCCATTGCTATACCAGCTGTTGCTGCCGCTGGCACCTATGACATTACCAATCCAGAAGAACAGTTTCGTCCTGAAGGTTATGCTCAGACGTATTCTCCAAAAGGTGCAGAGGATCGTCGGCAAACTGCGCAACCAGTGCAGGAATTATTCGAACGTTTCTTCCTTGGCCGTACTGGCGATCCCTTAAAGTACGCTACTGCAAAAGAAGAGATTCCCGATTTAACGCCGGAGCGTTACGGTAACTACCTTAATTTCTTGTATAACGAAAAAGGCCTTCTTAATCTTGGTATCGTCAAAGGAACTATGGAGAATCTTCAGGGTCATCCAGAAGTTCGAATGCTTGGTTTCCCTGTAAGTCTTCCGATGGTCGGAGGTTTTGCTGCTGGTACAGCTGGTGCAAAGATTGCAGCAGCCGGTGGGGGCACCCCTAAGACACGTGCGATTCGTGGGGCAATCGGCGGCGCAGTTGGATCTGTGCTTGGCGTAACCGCCGGCAACGTTGTTAACGAAGTAATTGCTACTGGTAATCGTCCTAAATTACCAACAGTTGCTGAATACGAAATGAGTACTGATAAAATTTAAGATATAAGAAATAATCAAATAGATGGCTCGCATTTTTACGGATCCATCCACCGGTAAGACTTACATGGGGGATCCAGTCTCTGGTGAAGTAATGGAGGTTGGTGGCACTGCTCCATCTCAGAGCCGTCGTGCACGGGCTCAACAAGGTCTGCAAGATTTCATGGCAAATCTTCAGTCTGGTACCGGCACTGCTCTTGAGTCTGTGCAGGAAAAAGCTAAAGGCGCTGGAGAGTATATCCGTAATAAACCAATGCGTGCTGGCCTGCGCGGTGGCTTGGCCGGTGGTGCGCTGATGGCAATCCCTTCCCTGATGGAAGGTCGTCCAGCTGAAGCAGCAGGTGGCCTGGTTGGCTCTGCAGCAGGTGGTGCTGCTGGCGCTGCATTAGGTACCGCCCTGCTTCCTGGAGTTGGCACGGTAATCGGCGGTCTTGCCGGCTCTGCCCTGGGTGGCATGCTTGGCGGCGGTGCAGCAGAAGCAGCGGTTTCGGCCTACACAGGTAAACCTCCTACTGGTAAAGCCGGTACGGAAGTTGCACAACCCCCTCGATATATTGAAACTCCCCTGGGCCGCATCAACCTTAATGATGCTGCCGCCCAACAAGATTTTGACAACCGTAATCAAAAGCGTCAGCTTGAGTACTACGGCACCATGATGGGCATGACTACGTCAAACATTAAGGACTTGACGCAGTTCCAAAATCAGCAAGAGATCGACATGCAGCGGGCGATGATCCCCATCACCACCAAGCTTGCAAACGATCAACTAACCCGTGCACAAGCATTGATTAATACTCAGAACAATGCTTATCTGCAACAGATGATGGTCGGCGCTCAATCGAACCTCGCTCTAGGTGCACAACGTGAGCGTGGCGCTACCATGCGTCAGGCGCTTGCAACTAATCCTTATGTTGTTGCATTAGGTTCGCCAAACATCTCTATCGGTTGAAATAAGTAGCATGTTACCTTTTTCTAACCTCGCTGGAAATCAACCAGGTTCCTCCGGTATGGACGGAAGCGTGTTTGGTTCAATGCTTCAGCAGCAACAAGAACGTTCTGATAATCCCTACGATCCAGATAAACAATTAATTCCCTGGATGGTTAGAGAAATGGAACGGAAAGAGGGTATGTATAACGACCCTGACCGTTTACGTGAACTCATGAATGTATATAAAGAGTTTCGTGCTGAAGAAGCCAAGCAAGCTTTTGATATGCAGATGAAGCGTGATCTGGTCAACCTGATTCCCAAGACTGCTGAATCAGTTGCAACCATGATTTACAACCCACAACGCCAACAGATCCTGGCCTCCATTCCGGGACAGATTGCCGATATCTATCGTGCTACTCCGTTCAACCCTGTGCGTCGTAGTGTGACGTTTGGTTGATTCTTTACCTTTATAATTGAGTCATGGCAGGTCCCTTTGGTGGCGGTTTTGGTATAGATACAGCAGGTCAGTTTTCTGGTGTAGCTGATTCTTTATCAAAAAATCCATTTACTACTACATCAGCTTCTAGTTCTTCCATGGCTTTCCCATTTATTCCACTTGCGGCAGCCGGTATCTCTGCAGCTGGTTCTATCTTTGGTGCATCCAAAGCTGCCAGTGCGACTGAAGAAGCTGCTAAACGAGCAGAAGAAGCAACTAAACAAGCTTCAAAAGAAGCGACTCGTCGCGAGTTGGCCAAGGAATGGGCTGGCTTTGGCTTCGATTACCTTACGCAGCGTTACAACACTGGTGCCGGTGGCGCTGCAAATCGCTTGAACGCCTTCAAACAAGCACAGCAAGAAGCTGAGTTCCAGGCCTATAACCCAGCCATGGCAATCAATCGAGGCCTTTCTCGCTTTGATCGTGTCCAAGATTATGCCGCACAGCTATCTTCGGCAATGCCTGGTTATGTATCGCCGTTAAATCTTTTTTAATTGACTCAGTTAAAATAATAATTATTGAGTAAAAGAAATGCCTGCACCAGTCAATCCATATTTCCCTACTTCTACGGGGCGTTCTAATACGCCTTACCCCGTTGATGCGTCTCAAAATAATCCTTCACTCTCTTCTTATTTTCAAGAGGGTTCAATAAAACAAAAAACCGGTCGCGGTGGCAGCAACTATGGACAGCCGCGTCTTGATAAATTTGGCTTTCCTACAGGAGATATAAAATCAGGCGGTACCTCTACAAATAAACAAGTCCAACGCTTGACCGAAGTTGGTCTTAGTTCTTTATTTAATGTGCGTAAAGGTGAAGAAAATATTTTAAGTCAAGCAGGTGATTACGCTCAATATTTAACAGATCAGATTGGCGCTGGGCGCTTAAGCCCCCAAGAAGCTTCGTCGCGATTTGAAGATTTTGGTCTTGCTTATAAACTACCTGAAACTTTTAAAATAGCGGGTCAAATCGCTGGAACAACTCGTGGCGTTACCCCAACCAGTACCGTAGAAAGCTATCGTCCTTTTACCCAATTTGCTGCACAACAGCTTGGCCTTGGTCAATTGAGCGAAGGACAGTTAAAAGGATATGAACAGGCTGCTCAAGCCATTGGCAAGGCGGCTACCCCAGAAGCATTCTCGGAATTTCTTGGTACAGCTTTAATGAGTTCGCCTGAATATATCCGTTCTAATCCATTGGCTTTTATGTCTAATCTGCCTTATGGCGGTAAGTATGGAATTCCTTATCGCACTGCTGGCGGTGCAATGACTGGCACGTTTCGCTTTGACAGGAGCGCTCCAGCTTCTGCTTTAAATTATTGATCTTTGCTTTCTGATCTTATACTTGTAAATAACAAGATAAACAACCATGAGTTTAGAACAGCTCTTTAGAACAGGGTCTAATATGTCTCCTGCTCGCCAGAAGAAAGTTGGCCGTTCTGTAGGTTATCGTGGCGCTGCAGACCAAGTAACTGGTAAAGAATTTCGCAAGGCAACGAAGGGCAAGACGGGCGATCAGTTCCAGCAGTATTTAACTCGCGTATCAGGTGCGGTACCTATTTCTGCACTTAAAGGAAAAGCTAAATCTGCTTTTGAAAAAGCAGGTTTTGTTGAATTTGATGGTTATTACGGCAAGCCAATTGGAGCGGGCACAATTAAGAAAGCTGCGAGTCAAGGCTATTCCAAAGCAGACGTTGAGGATTATCTTGCGCAAAAGTTCTTAGGCAGTCAACTGTCTGGAGAAGTTGCTCGCTTCGTCGGTGAATCCGGAAGATATAAAGTCGATCCAGCTACCGGTAAATATGTTAAGAACGTAACAGACATCAAAGAAACAGGAGAGCAATCTTCTACCTCTCCGTTTGGTCAGACAGTCTCATCCATCAAAGATTTTCTTGCTGGTTTAAGCCCAGAGGGGGCACCTGGCTCTACAATTGCCGAGATGGAATACGCCACTCAAATTGATCCTTATAAAATCCAGGCTAAATCTGCGCGTGAACAAGCTTTAATTGATTCAAAAACACGGAAAGATCTTGCGCAAATTCAACAAGCCAACAGTTTGTATGGCCTGATTGGTTACGCATTTACTTGATATCTAAACTGTTATAATTAAACCATTGCTAAAGATGGAAGAAACTGCTTCTTCTTTTGTTAAACCAGGGTCTCCCATCAATGCACCCTTTGATCCACAGAGTTTTAAAGTCCTCTTGGAGCAATTAAAAAAATCTCGGGAACAAATTAAAAATGTACCCGATACCCAATCTTCTTATTGACCCATAATCCCTAAGAGACATGGCTAAAGGTGGTAAAGGTGGCGGTGGAGCCAAGGGTGGCGGTGGAGCCAAGGCTGGGAGCGGTGCATCTACCGGTGGAGGTGCAGCTAAAGGCGGGAGCGCAAGGGCTTCTGCTCCCGCTGCACGAGCAAGTGCCCCAGCAGCCAGAGCCGCTGGAGCCACTCCGGCCAGAGCCGCTGGAGCTACCCCAGTTAAGGCTCCTGTTACCAGCCCTAAAACGTATCAATCCATCCTTGACGGCCTTCAACGTTCGAAGGCAAATAAAACAGGTGCCAAACCTACTACATCTTCTGCACAAGCAGGGGCCACACAAACAGGCACACAGACTGGCGCAACTACCAGCGCTCGCGAAAGTAGAAATAACGTAGGCAAAGGTCTTGCCAAGAATATTCGTCAAGCAAATAAGAATCCCGATCTTAGAGCTGCAGCTAAAACTCTTGGTTTTGGAAAAATTGACTCCAAGAGTGAGTTAGGGCGTGCAAAAGCGTATCTTCGTGGTCAGAGAACACAAACGCCAAGTACTGAGCCACAAGTAAACACTACACCAACTAATAACGTTACAGCGCAGCCCAACGATTTAACGTCGCAGTTTGATGAACTGAAAGAACTCTTTGGTAGTCTGACAGAAGAATTAGCTGCGCTCAAGGAAGGCGGCCAAGAACCAGAACCTTTTCAACCCGTGGCACAAGAACCACAATTTGATCTTGGAAGTTTCTTACAACAGCAGAATGCTACCGCAGCTTTTGATCAAAACTTGTTTACTGAGCTTCTTAAGAAACTCCAAACTTCTCAAGAAGAACAGAAACAACAGCTTCAGGAATTCTCTGAGCGTGATCGCAGTCGAGATTACATGAAGGCAGCAAATGCATATCGTTTCTGATGCTAAAACTTTCAACTAAAAGGCAAAGCTTTGCTTTGACTTCTTCTGAATGTTTCCAAGACTGGTTGGATTCTCTGGATAAAAGCATCCAGGAATCCTTCCATTCTTTTGCTAAAGAAAATTATTCTGTCATTGAGACTTTTCTTTATGCAAGATTTCTTGGTTATGTAGGAAGCATTCCTTCCTGTGAAACCTGGATAGAAGAACGGTATCCAAAACCAGACCATCGCAAAATGCTCTTAGATGAGATTGAGCAGATGCGAGAGGATATTCGTCGTCTCAGGGATGACATTGAGAACCTTGCTGTAAAACGTGATTCCGGTGTGGCGCGTATTGCTGCCATGCAAAAAGAATTGCGTGGAACTATCAATCAAGTTGAACAGTATACATCTGGTAAAGATCGCAAGGGTCTTCTAATGGCTGGAGCAGATCGCGCCATTCGTGAGTTAATGTTCATCTTCAAAGATGATCCCATTGAAGCTCCACTGCATGAAGCAACAATGAGTGTGTGGGCACGTATGCAGTTAGAAGAATAAAAATAAGTTAAAATAAAGAAAAACAATTGTTATGGCAAAAGGCAAAATGCCTCCTCAGCTTCTTGAGCACTTCCGTAAAAAGGAAGCCAAGAATGCAGATGGTTCCGAAATGAGTGATAAAGAAAAGCGCAAAGCTGCTTTAGATAAAGCGCGTAAATACAAATCGACCAAAAAATCGGAACGTTCAGAAGAATAGGCTAGTATTCAGTTACTGATTACTTCGGCCTGTGCCTTCTTACCTACACCTTGCTTACAGGCGGAATGCACGTGCCGCCTCTAAAAATTATCAAGTTAAGCCATCCAAAAACAATGACGAGATCGAACGCGCTCGTCAAGATTTTGGGTTCTTCTGCGAGTACGTAGCTGATAAGCCTCCTGCAAAACACCATCAAGATTGGCATCGTCATTTTGTTACGAACGAAGATAGCAGCTGTCTAATTAAAATTGCTGGTCCCAATATTGATCTTTTGGCGCCACGGGGATCAGCAAAATCCACTGTCCTTGGTTTGTTGACTGCTTGGGCAATTGGCATTCATACACAAGCTAAATTACCTCTGCAGATTCTTTATCTTTCGTATACGGTTGATATTGCACGCTCCAAGTCTGCAACGATTAAACGCATTATTGAAAGCAAACGTTATCAAGAAGTTTTCCCCACAGTACGCCTTCTTAAAAACGTAACCAGTAATGAGTACTGGTCTATTGATCATAAATTTGCTGGTATTGACGTAACAGGTGACGAACAATTTACCCTCTGCGCCGCAGGTCTAAAAGGTTCAGTGACCTCCAAGCGTTCTCATCTTGTGATGATTGATGACGCCATTAAATCTGCTGCAGATATCTCAAACCCAGATATCCGTAAAACAATGCAGGATAACTGGAACGCGGTGATTGCTCCCACCATGTTTGAAGGTGGCAGAGCCATTTGCCTTGGAACCCGCTTCCGACATGATGACATTCATGCAACAACATTCAACGAACAAAATAACTGGACGCAAATTGTTCTATCCGCCATTCAAACAGATATCAAAACTGGTGACGAAGAATCATACTGGCCAGAGATGTGGTCACTGGATTACCTGAAAGAAAAGAAACGGCAAGCACCTATTGCTTTTTCTTTCCAGTACATGAATCAGGTCGTCAGACAAAACGAGCTGTCTCTGGCACCAGAGTTAATTGTTAAAGCTGAAATTGCAACAGAGTTTGATACCCTCGGTATTGGGGTGGATCTTTCTGCAGGCACCAAAGAAAAGAATGACTACACAGTCATGATTCTTGGCGGTCGTATTGATGATCGCATCCATATTATTGATTACCGCCGCTTACGTGTCATGGGTAATCTGGAGAAACTAGATGCGTTAAAAGAACTTCTGAACGATTGGTCAATCATCGGCAGGGATGCCAACGACAATTATTTCCCAACATATTCAACGTGTGATATTTGGTCAGAAGCTGTTCAGTACCAGGCATCCCTGGAGGCAGACTTTAAACGTGTTTGTATTAATGGTGAAGGTCTAGATAACTTAATCTGGCATCCGGTTAAAGGTTTCCGTGCGGATAAGTTGGCCCGCTTCCGGGGTATTGTAGGTCTCTTTGAAGAACGCAAGATTATCTTCAATCGTTTCCGAAACTTCACGCACGTGTTTGACGAGCTAACAAATTTTGGTGTCAGTGGTCACGATGACTGTGTCGATGCGTTGGTCTGGTTGGTGACGGGTCTTGCTCGAAAAGGAAAACTTCATCTTGATTACTAACCTTAAAATAGTAAAAAAGATTTTAAAAGCAAGTGGGTCCGGAGTACCTTGCGTTAGGTTTGACCGCTATTGTTTCGGCTGTTAGCGCAGGGACATGGGTCGCCAATAAGATTCTTGGCAGACATGCCCAAGATATCCAACAGGCCTTTAACTACACAAATTCTCAAAAAAGAAGGATTGATATCTTGGAAGATCAGATTAATCGCATGCCTTTGGACTATGTCTTGAAGGTTGATTTTTTAAGGGAAATCCAAGAAATGCATGATAATTTTCGCGAAATCAATAATAAGCTTGATAAGCTTATGGAAAAGCTTTTGACAAAATGACCTACATCATCGAGGTGGAAGAAGACGAATCGGGTGATTGTATTATCACGTTTCCCGATGAGTTGATGGAAGAGATGGGCTGGCAAGAAGGTGATCTTCTTAATTGGGATCTTCGTGGTGAAGGCGTTGTTCTTACCAAAGTTAACGATCCAGAAGGATATGAAGTTTTAGAAGATTAGAATAGAAGCAACTAATAAAGATACATGGCACAAGGTTTTTACGGCGGATATCTCGGCAACGCTGGTGCGTTTAACGATCTAGTTTATCGTGGCGAACCTTATGAGCTTGCTCCCATGCCGTATTACGGTGGTGGCATGAATGTACAACCTGCTCGCTTTGATCCAAGCCAGCTGAATGTCCAGCCAAGATCTGATTATCAACAGCTGCCTGGTTATACTCCTTTTCAATTAGAACAAGATAGAGATCGTTTTATCCTTCATGATCCGCGCTCCGGTGTGGCGGGTAATCCTTTTGGTGCTGAGTTTGTAATTCCAGGTGCAGGTCCTGGTGGCCAACCCGTTTTGCCTGGCGAAAATAAACAGTCCATTGAAGGCGTATATGGTCGTCGGCGCCCTGTACCTGTTCAAAATAATCCTTTACTCCCCGGCTCCAGTCCTCTTGTTATCCGTGGTGTCTAATGAAAAAAACTAAGCTTGCAAAAGAGGCGTTAAAGCATCCAGAGCTTTTTACACCTGCTGAGCTTGCTTATTTTGATCGTTGGCTCTGGCACAAGAAACAACAGAAGAAAGCTGCTAAGATTGAAGTAAATAAAAAGGAAAATAGTTAATGGCCACGGATGCAAAGGTAAGGCTCCAGGAAATCATTAATTCCTACCTGGATAAAGACGGTTCGACAACTGTCGATACCGGTATCGTTGCGTCCCACCTTGCCCAGATGAAACTCTTTGGCATTCGCCAAGGGGTTGAGTTTTTTCCCGGTCAGGACAATTTTGGTGCTCAACGCAAAGACTTTGTTGAGCGTGTTGTTAAATACAATCAAATCGATATTCGCCTGGATTCTATCTGGGATTATTTCCTGTGTGATGGCAAAGGCATCTTTTACATCAGGCCTACAAAAGATAATTACAGAATTTACTACTTCCGTGAGCATGAGTACCGCAGTTACTACAACGTTGACGGTGAATTAGAAGAAGTCGTCATCATCTACAGCTACAGGGTGCGGCGCAGCTCTGGCATGGTTGATGGCCTCAATGCTGCTTCGTTGACAGGCGCTGCGAACACTGGTGATCAAGGAGCTAAGCGTTACATCAGGCTTTCGATCAAGGCAGATGAGATCGAGGAAACTCACTCAGAAGGTGAGATGTCTTTTGATGCCCCTGCTTATGTGACCCCAGGCAAGAACAAGAAAGTTAAAAATACTTTAGGTTTTATCCCCTGCGTTGAGATCTTCAATAATCCGAAGGGGTTCGCGAAGGAAGGTTTCGGTGAATTTGATGCGTTGGCCAACCACATTATCATTCACGATGAGTTGGTTCGCACCATGCGCAAGAACGTTCAGTTCTTTGGTAACCCAACGCTTCTGTCGTCTCGTCCCAAGACTGACTTGATGGAGTCTGGGACTGACTCTGTCGTTCAGCGTCCTTCCATTGCAGCCAACTCTGGCTTTACAGGGATGGGTGCATTGAGTCGCTCAGCGTTTAAAGCAGATCCAATCAGCCGTGGTGTCGATGGCCAGATCCGCGTTCCTCGTGTGATCGCAAACCTGGAGCCAAACGATCGTGTTGGTTATATCGTTCCAGATGCAATTACTGGCGACCAAAATAATTTTGCACGTTCCTTCAGGGAAGAAATTCGTACTGCACTTGGTGGTGTTGATGAACTTTCTATCTCTGCTGGTGTAACTGCTACAGAATACAAATCTTTATTCGGACGCGTTTCTGCAACATCGAAGAAAAAAGCAATGGCTGTTTATACATACGGTATCTGTCGTTGTCTTGAGTTAATTATCTATCAAGAAGAGCAGTTATTCCGCAAAACCCTTGCTGCTGCAACGGGCATTGAACAACCTGTGGAGCCAGCTCCAACAGCAACAAATGAAGAAAAAGCTGGTTATCAACAAGCTTTAGCTCAGTTTGAAAGCCAAGTTGAATCTGCCCTGGCCGCATGTATCGATGCTCGCCAGGTACCGCCTGGCGTAACGGGTTTAATTCCTGATGGCGATTTGACTATGCTGTGGAGATGGACGGGTCCCGTCTATGAAGATTCCACGCAAGATGTTTTGAACAACTCTATTGTTGTTAGAAACCTTCAGGAATTAGGGGTTGATAGCATTGAAGCACTGAAATACCTCTTCCCGTCTAAGACGGATGAGGAGCGGGCCGAGATGCTATCTGGGTTCCCGTTCAGGATGGTGAATGAACTACAGGGTGCTTTCTCCCAGTTCTCTCGCCTGGTGGCGGGTTTGATGCAGACCCCTCACCCGCAGTCGCCGAATTTACCGATGGCTGCAGATCCCAGGTTGGATTTAACTCCATATCTGTATCGAACCTTAGAAGCATTACAAAAGGAGATGAGTTATGCAGGACGCTACCGTCCAATCGATCCCACAGACGAGCCCGACTCCGGCAGTAGCGCCGAGCAGCTACGTGACTCCGTCTTACCAGCCGAGCCAAGCCCCGGTCTCGTACCAAGCAGCCCCGGCGAATTACCAGGTGGCAGCACCTCAGGCGGCCCCGGTTTACCAACCCTCAGCCCCTACTCAGTACGCCCCCCAATCCCAACCGGAAGCACCGAGCAGCAACCCATGGGAATCGGCGTTCAACAAAGTAGTGAACCTGCTGAGCGCTCCAGTTCAATCCCCGTTCCAGGCTCAACCATCAGCTCCGACGAGCTATACCCCGGCCAATTACGGACTGAGCAGCAGCCAAGCTACGCAACAATCGGCTCCGCAGACCTGGTCAACCAACCAGGCTTACTCGCCCAGCTCTTCCCCAACCTTCTCGGAGGGGATCAGTCAGGAAAGCCTGCAAGTAATCGAAGCGTTCGGAAGCGAAGCTCCCGCAATTCTAAATAATTATGCCCTCCAGCTTGAAGCACTGCTTGACAGTGCCGTGGCTTGGGGTACCGAGATGACTGAAACCCTTCAGGGTTACGCTGACTTTGCTGTTCAGTCTCATACTGAGAATCTTGCTTATAACGAGATTCTGACCAATCCTGACGTTCTCAGTGATTACACCCTTCGGTTCTTTGGTCCCGAAGGTCCATACCCTGTTCATGAAGGTGAAGCAGATCTTGAGCAGTATGGTTATCCCACTGAAGAAGTGGATCCATATGCTTATGGTGAGTTCCCCGCTCCCCCTGCTGCCGCAGCTCCTCAGCAGCCTCAAAACTTCTGGGGCACCTTCAACGACATCATGGCTCGTGATCCCCAGAATGCCTGGCGCGTTCTGAACCAGGCTCAGCCCAACGTTGTGTCCAACAAACTCTTCGTGATGGAGTGAAGCTAATGCGACCGTTAGGACAAACCCGTCCTCTGCTCGCATATGGAGTCCCCGCCGCTGCCGGTCTGGTAGCTGGCGGGGCTCTTGCCGCACAGGGCGAAGATCCAGGTAGTGCTCTGCTTGGTGGCGTCGCTGCAGGCCTTGGCGCTCGTGGTGCTCTTGGTGCCGCACGCCTTGCTGGTAAACATGCAGGCGCAGCCCGTGCTGCACTTGCTTCTCAGGCCATCGAAGGTCTTGGGGCCATTGGCCAAAACGTTCCTGCTGGCAGCAAACGCGCTGCTGCAGTACGTGGTGCCATGGGGCCGATCGCTGATGCGATTAACCGTGGTGTCAGCAGGGAAACTGCAGCCATCGCTGGTGTTCCCCTTGCAGCAGGCGCTGCTGGTCTCGGTGGTTTAGCTGCCGGAAGTCTGGCTGGTGCCATCGGTATCCCAGGGTTCCAGGCTGGTATCGATCCTGAGAGCTACAGTTCGAATAATACCGAGATGGCTCGAATGGGCGTGCCAACTATGCAGTACATGTGACTTTTAAGTTAACTACCTGCTAAAATTTTTGTTAGATAAGACACGTGTGTCTTTATCTTTCACCCGATAAAAACACTGACACTGGAGGATAAACCAAAGTGTTCATTGATAGCTAGTTCAGATCCTGGTAGGTGTATCCTTTTAGGATTTGGTAAATAGCTCCGTGGTTGCAGTTAAACTTTTCAGCTATCTTTCTGTAAGAGAGACCAGCTTTTTTTAAAGCTTTAATCTGTTCCACATCGACCGAAGAAAACTTTCTCAAAGATTTTTTCGGTTTCCCTTTACTGGCAAAGCCATTGTTTTCATAACAACCGTTTTTCCAGGCTCTTGTTAAATTTTCTTGTTTGGTAACGATCTCTAGATTTTCAACTCGATTGTTTTTCTTGTTGTTATCTTTGTGATCAACCTGTAAGGAAAAGTTACTGGTTCCGTGAGAACGCAGATCTAATCCTAAAAAGGCAACCGCCATCAAGACGTGAAGATGAAATCTTTTTCGTTTTCCATCTACAAGAACTGAAATACGGTCATAAACACTGGTCGATCTGATGGGAATCTCTCGAAAGTATTCTTGATTGTCGGGATCAAGTTGTTTTTCGAAAGCCTTTCCTTCTTCTGTTAAGTAAAGATTACCAAATCCAGGAACAAGTTTTGGATTCATATTGTTTATAAACAAGTTTCCAAAGCTTAACACGCCTCAACTGAACGCTCAACGTTGTCACCTCACCGAGCAATCGATGAGTGCAAACCGGATGAATTCAGGGAAGCCCTAACGTAAAGACGAGGGTAATCCTGAGCCAAGCCAATCAAGCGTGATTGGAAGGTGCAGAGACTACTGGGGGTAACACGTTCTTGTTACGTAATACCAGATTTAGCGTCCGGCATCCCTCAGGGATGAAGAGATAGTCCACCCCTCTAAGAAACTAGAGACCAGGAGAACGATTTTCCAAAAATCTTGGGTGCGGAACTTTACCGTCCCCACCCTGCGTATATCGCAGAAATGGCCGTCGAGCCTGTGGTCGTTCATGACTTCACTCGCCAGCCTGGTCAGACTGTTCAGTTAGACCGCTACAAGTTCTGGGGTACCCCTGGTACGAAGGACAGCCGTGAGCGTATTGCCGATCAGACCATCGGTACCGCTAACAGCCGTAACATCACCAAGGAGAAAGTCCTGGTGGTGCTTAAGGAATACACTGGTCCTGCAGACCCGGGTGATCCGACCCAGCCCAGCACCTTCAAGATTGCTCGCGAGACTCTGATCACTGCTCAGCGTCTGCTGCTGGACACCGGGAACCTCAACATGTTCCACCAGTCCATCGGTAGCCTGACCCTGCTGGACGACTACCGCCGTTGGCGTGACCGCGTGTTCATTGATGAACTCGCCAAAGCTGAAGCCAATGGTGAAGCTTCTAGCACCCAGGGTGGTTACTACTTCCCCGGTGGCAAGACCAAAGCTGCTAACGGCTCCATCTCCTACACCGCTGCTGAGTACACCGCTGATGTGCAGCAGTTCCAGGTGCGTACCGACCTGCTGACCGTTGTTAAGGACCTGCGTAAGCGCAACGTTCCTACCTTCGCTGATGGTCTGTATCGTTGCATCTGCGATCCCACCTTCATGATGCACCTGCGTCGTGATCCTGACTTCCGTGAGATCGCACGTTACAGCGGCAATCCTGGTCAAGGCATGTACATGGGTAACCCCATGATGCCTAACAACTCCAGCTTCTACATGGGTCCCCAAGCTGGTCAGGGCTACTTCCTGGCTGGTGAGCCTGTGATGCCGACTGGTGTTCAGTTCGAAGGCGTGAAGTTCTTCGAGTCGACCAACTTCCCAAGCAAGACTGTGTCTGCTACCTTCGCCAGCGACGGTGCAAACACCTTCTCCAACCAAGAGGTTGCCCAAGGTTACTTCTTCGGTCCTCAGTCGATCGGTGTGGGTATCGGTGGTCCTAACGCCCAGGTGCTCATCAACAACAACGACGACTTCAGCCGCTTCATCATCCTGATTTGGCAACTGTACGCCGGCTTCGAGATCCTGAACAAGGACTTCGTGACCACTGCTTACAGCTTCGTGTCTGATGACGGCAGCATCTGATAATTAAATCATCTGTAAATAAAACGGAGAAATAAATGTCCTATCTTTCGTCTAAAAAGATCTATCCAGGTAACTGGACTAATGCTCTGAACGGCTGGTACAAGAACATCGATACCAACGATGACGGTACCAACAATGCTTCCAAGGCTGGCCCCACTTCTGTGCTGGCTGTCCCTGGCTGGCGTTATTTCCAGCAGCGTGGTTATGTGCCCATCACCTGGGCTTCCGGTGATGCCGCCACCTATGGCCAAACCATGGACGTGATCGTTCCTTCGCCTTACCGCCAGGACGACACCCGCCCCGACATCACCGGCATGGTGATCTCTGGTAGCTCCACTCAGCCTGCTTACATCTATCGCGCTGCGATGTCTGTGGCTTCTGGCTGGGGCGACAACCGTGCTGCTACTGGTATCTACGCCTCTACCGGCAACGTGGTGACCTTCTGCCGCAACGATAGTGGCCCTGTGGCTGTGACCGGTGTGGGCGAGCCTATCGCACAGGCCAACCTCACCTCCACCACCTCCGGCGACGCTGCTACGAAGATCTTCTTCGCTGCTGGCTCCCAGGCCCTGAGCACCACTCCTTTCCTGACCGCCACTGGCGCCACCGGCGTTGGTCCTTCTGGTCTGTATAAGGAAATCACTGGCGCTACCACCTTCAAGGTGTTCGCCCGTGGTACCAACACTGCTACCGGCGTGTCCGGTGGTGTGTACCTCGCCAGCGCTGATCAGAGCGCAGGCCTCAAGGGTTACATCGTGGTTGAAGTGTGCTACATCCAACCTGATGACGCACCTGGTTACGAAGATATCGATGCATATCTGAACAACCGCGTCGTTAGCTGAGTAAGTTAAACTAAGACCAGAAATTGTTTCTGGTCTTTATGCTTTACCAGCACAAAAAAACGGGTGCCCGTGTCAAGGTTGTAAGTGAATGGGATAACGGCGATTGGTTCATGGTCGAAGACCAGGACGGTCGCCTTTACACCGCTTACAAAACTGAATTGCTTCCTGATGAAGCGGCAACCAAAAAGGTTAAAACGCTTCAAATCAAAGATAAGGCGGCACAGGAAGAGCCTCGTTCTTTTCCACCAGAAACGCGTTTAAACATCAATACAGCAACCCCTCAGATGATCGCTGATCATATTAAGGGTATTGGCTTAAAGACAGCTCGTGAAATCAAAGATTTGCAGATGTCTTTATCGGGTGAAAAGTTTAATAGCCTGGAACAGCTCAGACAAATTAAACGTGTTGATTGGGAAGCTGTCTTATCCGCTGATCTAATCAGGGTCTGACAAGCACCTTTGTTCTCCCCTGGGAAACCAGGGGTTTTTTAGTCTTAAAATTAAAAATAAAACAGATGGCTGAACGATCAATTGTTGATATTGGCAAATATCTTCAGCGTTATGGCTTAAGAGTTGGCGAAAACCCAGCGTTTGGTGGTGTAGGAGGAGGGCACTCACCTACCGGTTACCACCCCAAAGGTCTTGCTATCGATGTAACTGATTGGCGTCCTGATGTAGCGCCTGCCTATGAAGGAGGAAAACCAATTCCCTGGAAGCAACGCACAGGCGAATTAAGCTGGCGTGCCAAACAACTTGGCTTATTTAGTGAAGCACTTGGCCCTGGCGATCCAGGCCATGACACCCATGTTCATCTGGCTCTTGAGGGCAAGAAATACATAACAGATCCACAACTTGAATGGCTTGCTACTGGTCGTTACAAAACACCAGAAGGAAAACTAACCGATGTAATGCCTGGGTCAACTGACCGACCTTCTACACAACTTCCTGTAACCGAAGGAGAAGGCCAAGAAGATTTATTGACTCTAGGTTTGTTGAACTTATTGCAGTCCAGCATCAAGAAACCAAAAACGTTTGAAGAAAGTATGACAGAAAACATGCTTGGCGAATTACTCTCTCCGGCTGAGAGTCCGGCCAAAATGTTCTTGCAGTCTTACATCTCAAGCCCACTGCCTTTTGAAGCATAGGTTCCTTACTTTATAATTAAACAATAACGACAAGTAGAAGTGAAGCTAAGCGATTTCGATAAAAGTCGCGTCAGGTATCACCTGGGTTATTTCACTGTCTCTGTCCCTGCGGGTGATTATGCTCGTTTGGAAGAGGCGATGAACACAGTTCCTGACTCTTACTTTTACGATAAAGTTGTTATTCAGCTCGGTCGTTGTGACACGGCAGAGAAACGTACTGAAGTCGCGACTGCTCCGGCAACACGACTGGAAAACATCGCTGGTGATGTTGACCGTACAATTAGGTCAAGTAATGCCAAAGAGGCATTGAAGGTTTGGGATGAGATTTATCTCTACGAAACCAATCGTCTTGCTGGCATCTTATACGTACCTAACTACAAGGATCCATTCCAAGCCCGATACCGTTATGAACGCTCAGGTGCGGAATTCATTCAAGCTTTACCTGGCCCTGCTGACACTGCAGTGGGTTCTCGTATTTATCTTCACAACACCTGGCGTTAATCATGGCCATTGATATCTTCAAAGCTATTAAAGCTGCTCAGCCCGTTTCTTCTGTGTTTCAACGGCAGAAACCTGCTGATAAAAGTGTTATTGAAATGCTAGCTGCGGGTGCTCCAGCGGCATCTGTTTATCAGTGGCCTGGTCAGAAAGAACCATATACTCAGCCTGTTACCAGGACTATTCCAGCTGGCTCTGAAACAACTACTTCAGCTGTACTGGCTTCTCCTGCTGAACGTGCATACGCAGCAGAGAAATCCCGTGTTGCTCAGATGGCTGCACAGAATCCAGACCTACAGCGCTACGAAGCAGCTCGCAAGACTGCTGCCGCACAAGGAGCGACCCCAGAGCAAGTGCAATCCGCAGAAGATATTGGGATGCAAATCTGGGCCGCCAAGCATGGTGGACTTGCTGCAAAAGTCAAGCCAGGTCAATCTGGATACGATGCAATCCAACGTCAGCTTGCTGCTGGAAGCATGGGTCCTGTGACTGATCTGCCCTTTGCACCTGACTCTCTTCTGGGAGAAGGAGCGGGTCAGTCCATTCCAACTTACGCAGGTGCTTCTGATTTACAACCTGTAGGAACTCCGGTAGACGCGTCTGATTTTGGCACGCCTCAAAACCAGTTCCAGGCACAGATGTTTAATCGGTTCTTGAGTGGTCAAGCTCAACCTGCAGTTGCTCCCCCTCCAACTAATCCTCAGGAAGCATCTTATGCTCAGGCTGGTGCGCTCCAACCGATTGACGGCCTATCGTTAGCTGGAGATTATTTTGAGACTCCTGCAGCCAAGCGACGCGCTGAATTGTTTGAAACTCTTTTAGCTCGCGCCAATTCTCGTTGATTTTCTGGCATTGCTTCGCATGTAAGCCCAGCCTGCTGGACACGAATCTTTGATTCACGGGGGCCAGTGTTGTTGCTTTAAACCAATGATTCTCTGTCCCAATTTTGTTAAACGTTCCCTGACTCATCTGGCAGTCGCACTTACTCTTCAAACAGTGTTTATTCCTGGTCTCAGGGCAAGTTCAAATTGGGTAGGAGGTTAAGCAGAAACCAATGTCTTACACCAGCGAACAACTTAAAGAAATTGCGAGACAAAAAGCTCGTGATTTCGGTGTAAATGAAGACATCTTTCTGCGTCTTGTACAAAAGGAATCAGGCTGGAACCCACGAGCCAAAAGCGGTGCGGGTGCCATGGGCTTGGTTCAGTTGATGCCAGGCACAGCGCAAGGACTTGGTGTATCTAATCCATACGATCCAGTCCAAAGCCTTACTGGCGGCGCTCGTTATCTGAGCCAACAACTGAAACGGTTTGGTTCTTACGACAAAGCACTGGCTGCTTACAACGCAGGTCCAGGAAATGTTGAACGATATGGTGGTATTCCGCCATTCAAGGAAACGCAAAATTACGTGCGAACAATCCTTGGCGGTACCAACCCACAAGCCAGGCCCCAGCCTCAAGAAGAACAAAAAACAAACGTTCAAGACTTCTTGAAAGGGTTCCTTTTGAAGAATCTGTTATTCAATCAACAGTCAGAAACACCCTCGATGGGAGAGCAGATTTTAAAAACTGCATTCCAGCGCCCACTGACTGAAGTTGAAACAGACCTTTCAACGGCTTCTCTGTTTACACCTAGATCGCCGTTCCTGGAAGCTCTGACACAGTTTTAATGATATAGACTTCACTTCGGTGGAGTCTTTTTATTTGGCTCATATTGAGCTGCACCTATTAAAATAGTTGTAACAAAACCGTTGTAGCACTTACAAGGAGAAAGGAATTGTCGTCAACAAGCTCGAATAAACAGCCGCTTTTTATTGATCGTCCGCTGTTTGATTCTGTCCGAGTCACCACTCAGACGGTTGGTAGCCAGGCAGGAAACACCTTATTTGTGCAAGGTGGCCAGGCTCCTTCCATTCTTGTTGACATGGACGCAGCGCTTGCCGAGGATAACAACAGTGGTGGAATGGTTGATTCCATTACGATTGCCCGCAACGACGCTTATCGCGCACCAGATTATACGGTAAATGCATCGACTTCTGGTACTGTTATTGCACTGGCTAGCGGTCAGATTGTTTACGTTCAGTCTGCAACTGTTCTTACGAACGGAACTGCGAGTGGCATTGGTTACTACACCTATACCGGCGCAGCTACTTTGACGGGCGTCAATACAGCAATTAACTACTCTGGCGCAACGGTGAGTGGTTTTACGTATCAGACTGCTGCTTATGCCAATCAACCAGCAGTGACGTTTGTGTTTTATCACACGCGTAATACAACCACTCCAATTCCTGCAAGCGGTGACTTCCGCCTTCTCTTTAGCAAAACTGTCCCAGCAGGGAGTGGTGTTGTGGATTGTTCGGATGTGATGCCACATCTGGCTGTTCC